GCCAGGCACGTTCATCTGCAGCCCCTTGGCTTCAAGGAGCGCCTCATAAAACTGGGTGAAGCATACCTTGTCATTTTTGACGTAACCACATTCACGAACGAGGTCTGATTTATTCAGACCGCTCAGCTCTTTAACTTTGTTGATGAGATCTTGACCGACGAGCATGAGTAGGCTCAAAGGTGGACAGTCGCTAGGATAGCTCAAAAACAGAGAAGCCCCCACTTTTGTGAGGGTTCTCCTGCCCGACGCATGTGGACCTGAACCATCCCTCGGATCGCAGCAGCGGTTGCCCGACTTCAGTTTCAGTTGATCATGTTGCGCCGGGGCTACCGAAGTTGCTGATCGGGTCAACACGATGCACGGCAGGGGACTTCGCCGTTGCAATCAATATACCCTGATCCCGGTCCCCTTGCCAGCCCTTTCGTAAAGCGGGTTGAACGCCCCCAGAACCAAGTAACCCAGTCCATCAGTCCAGTGTTCAATGCCTGCTGTTTTGTCGATGACGTAATCGTCGGCACCCTGCTTATAGGTCACGTTTTTCAGTGCTTTGATGGTGTGCTTGCAGCGCGGATGCACAAATAGTTTTAGGTGCCCATCAGCAGTGCGGATCATCCAGTTGGTGGCGTTGATCTTGTCCTTCACTGCCCACGGCGCTTTGGGGCTAACGCAGTTGAAACCGTAACGCCTGATGATGTCGTGGTCGGTTTTCCCGGCAGAACTGGTTTTGCGTGCTGAACCAGTCGGGTCTGGATAAGCAATGATGCGACGATCTGGGAAGCGTGCTTTCAGAAGTTGGCAAACTTCATCGGTGTTGGACTGGTTGACAGATACCTCATCCCAAATGTGCAGCGTGTCACCCACTCTGCTGCCAAGAACACCCGCCATGACACTGACGTTGAAATCAGTGCCCCAGTAGATTTCTGCTCCGGTGTCTTGAACGGTCTCAGAAATATTGTCATCACTGAAATCTGGATAAACCCTGCCGGACAAGGTTTCAAAGGATGCAAGGTACTCTTGCCGGAAGGTGCGTTCATCCAGTGTGCGACGAGCAGCTTCTACCTCCTCTGGTGGGACGTTACCACCTTGCACTGTTGTGTAACTAAAAGCCTCCCAATCGTTTTGCGTATGAGCCTGTTCCCATAAATCATGAAACCAGTTAAGTCCTGCTGGTGTCGTGATAAACCACGCCGGACCACCTTGATCAGAGAGCGCCGGACGTAAAACCATCTCCCAGGCGTCTTGTTTAACGTAAGCGGCTTCATCGACGATGAGACTGGAGAGGCTAACGCCACGAAGAGTATCTGGGTTTTCAGCCCCCTTCAATGCAATGATGCTGCCATTGCTGAGTTCAACACTTAGCTCGGACTCGTTGCGCTTTACGAGAACTTCGGCTGGAATCATTGCTTTTAACTGGCGCCAAGCAATCTGTTTTGCCATGCGGTAGTTAGCTGTGACATACCAGTTCAGGCTGCTTGGTTTTTCAATAGCCCAAGCGGCAAGTCGAGCAATGCACAGGTAAGTTTTGCCAAATCGTCGTCCAGAGCAAAGGAGCTTAAACCGTTGGTTGCTGTCCCATACATGCTTCTGAGGAACGGTCAAGCTGTTGTAAAGATCAACCGCCAAAGGCGACCAATCTTTATCAGAAGCAACCATGACCGGCGGCTCTAGTAGCGTCCCGCCCGGTAACGCATCAAGGATGCTCACTCAAAAACCCGAGCGATGCGTGCCGCAGTGTTAATGCATCCAAGAGCAACGTGCGGCTGGTTACTCTTCCGGGCTTCCTTTTGTAAAGAGGCTAGTTGGGAGAGGAGTTCAGCTACAAAGGTTTTGCGGTCTATCTCCCAGTCTGCGCGTAAGAGTTCTCGTGCTCGTTGAATGTATTTGTCGATCATGCGAGGTTGAAGCCCCCACTCGCTAGCACCGTATTGCACGCACTCAGAGCGAGTAGCGCCGTTGGCTAAAAGGCGTGCGATGCGGTTAACGCGCAGTTCAGTTTGAGCAAGGGTAGTTCCTTTTGCTGGCATAGTTTTATCCAAGGACGTTCCAGAACAATACTTTACCTTGCGATAGTTTAGTGCATAGCTCCCATGCTTTTCTATCGTAATTACCGCAAGAGGGAAAGGGGGTATTGAATTTAGAAGACCATGAGAAGTCTTTAGGGTACTTGTGAAGCGTGACGTTAGAGGGGTAATTTTGTTTTTGATTACGAGAGGATAGACCAACGATGACGCCATGAACGGGAGTGGGGTAGAAGGCTTCACCGAGACAACGGGCTAGCATTCCTGAGCCTGTGGCTGCCCATACTTGATCAACGTTACCAACCATGTTGCGGACGTTTTGCATTTGCTGAATGAAGGGTGCAGATGCTTGTGGGACGTCGAAGCCTAGTGGAAGGAAGAGAGCGTTGTTTTCAGCGGCGTATCGTTTTGCTTTGGATTGGACGTTAGACATGTAGCCGTAGGGTACTTGATAGATGGTGGCGCCATTTTGAAGAGCTTTTTTTTGACGTTGATGGAGGTCAGTACGTTTGGCGTAGAAGAGGGTTATTTTTGTATTTGTTCTTTGACCCCAGACTGAAAGAGCGTAAGGAGCGCCACCGCAAAAAGGACCGCCGAATACGATTTCTTTGGCGTCTTGAACCAAGTAGGGTAGGAACCTCATTTTGGAACCGCCAGGGACAAGATCATCTCTGACGATTAGAAAGCGGTCGTGTTCATCGATTATGGGTGTTGGTTGCCACCAGTTATTAGGCATAAGAGAGCAGCTCCCTAGTTTGAGCGTTACAGGCTACGTCTATTACTAGGTGGATTCTGTTGATTTGGCTGGTGTTTTTAACAGCGTGTGGTTTGCGGATGTCTAAGTAGAAGAGAGAGCCAGCGGCAAAGTGCTGTTGGTTTAGGGTGCCGTCTAGTTCCCAGCCAGAGAAAAGACAGCCTTGTGCAGTTTGGAGAGGAATGTGAAAGCGGGCTATTTTTCCGTTTTCCGTACCTGCATCGCGGTCGGTGATGTCAGCATGACGAGTGAGTTCCCCATTTGAAGCGCGAAGGCGCATCAAGCGTACGCGTTCTAGGTTGCCTGGAACGGAGTATGCAAGTTCCCAGATTGTGGGAAGTGCTTTAGCAGCAGCGGTGGGGGCACATTTAGCAGATAGGCGTGAGGCGTTTTCCTGTTTCCAAGTTTTACTCATTTCTGAGGGTTTGATTATGAACTGCGGATCTGAGGGATCAAAACCTTGAAGGGCTATGGCGGTCCAAGATTGACGTTTGTTGTAAGAGCTGTAATGTTGCTCCCATGAAGGTTGGTAACTGTTGATTTCAGCAATGCAGGCATCAATGGTTGATTGAGAGGCGCCAGTACCGAGGTGCTTTAGGGCTGGGAGATCAGCGGGGTGAAGTGAGGGTGATACCCGAGCGGAAGGGTTCGTTCCTTTGATGTAGAGAGATTTTATGTCAGAAGATGCGGCAACTTTTGTTGCTGCCAGTGAGAAGCCTAAGGTTGTAGCGATAGCTGTTGCTTGTTGGTTTTCAGCGTGAAGTTCTAGCCATGTAGGGCGTGTGCCAGCTTTTGCTATAAGTCGTTCGATCAATTCTTGCAAGAGGTGTGGTGCGCCTGCTGCTGCTTTAATTTGGAGATCACCAGGGCAGATTGTAATTATGCGTTGAGCGAAGTCTGATTGCTTACTGGTTGTTTTGGCAACGCGAAAGATGGTTGCTGCTGCTATTTTGCCTGATCCATCACGTAGCCAGGCTAGGTTTCCTTGTTTATGTGCTGTAGCGATGTCGCGTTCTTTAGGGATGCCGAAAGCACCGTAAGTATGAGGTTTAAAGTCTTGCGAGAAGAGGGTTGCTACTTGCTTGAGGAAAGCGAGGTCGTAGCCAAGAGCCCAGGCAGGATCTGACATCAAAGTTCACCTCCTAGTGATTCTGCGGTAAGTTTTTCACCGTATTCAGTGGATTGACCGACTGAAGGTTGCTGGTCGGCGTCTTCGTTGATTTCAGCAAAGTCGCAGTCACCGCAACGGGCTACAGCTTTGCGTGCATCACCTTTTAGAAAAACGAGGACGTTTTGGTGAGTTTTGCCTAGTTTGCGAGTTGCAGCAAAGGTTCGACCAGCGCGTAGGGGAAGGGTTCCTACTGGGGTAACGAGGATAGCTTCGTTGTAATAGGAAAGCCCAGCATCAATAAAGGCTTGGATTGTATCGCCTACAAAGTTGTAGTAGTTGCCTTTTTTGTCGCGTACATCGCCTACGACAAAGCAGGCAAAGGAGTCCGGTTTTAAGAGGCTACAGGCTTTGGCGATGATTTCGCGGTAGGAGGCTACGAAGTCGCTGTAGGGCAAGGTTGACAAGTCTTTGGGGTCGTCGCTGTAGACCTCAAGGTCTGCGTAAGGAGGACAAGAAAAGATCATGTCGGCTTGCACGCCTTTGCATACACGGTCGATGTTGCGGGAGTCTGTGCAGTGCCAAAGTGGCGGATTATCTGGCGTGATGGTTGCAGCTTGATCGCGGTTGGCGTCGATCTGTTCTTGCCGGAGATCGCAACCGATATATTGGCGGTTGGTTTTAGCGGCGACGATGCCACGAACGGAGCCACCAGCAAAGGGGTCAAGGATGATGCCGTTTTCTGGAGAGAACCAGCGGTAGGCAAGCTCAGCTAAAACTGGGTCAAAGATGCTGGTGCCACCTGCTTTAGCACCGGAGGCTAGGTACTCTTCGATGATTTGCTCATCGGTCAAGCCTTGGTTTTTCTTGGTGTAGTAACCAGGCAGCATTTCAATGTTGGCAGTTTGCGTGCCATGGTCACGCATTAGAGCCTTCATTTCACGAAGTTTTTCGTCAGGCTCAAGCATGGTCTCTGACATGCCTAGCAGGTTGCCTTTTCTACCAACTTCGCTTTGGATGCCTAAGGCTATCCACTGCCGCTTGCGTTCTTGCCACCAGCCTTCACGAGCGTTGAGGATTGTGAAAGGAGCAATTCCAAAGCGATCAGAGAGTTTGGTTCCTGGGGAAGGAGCGGAGCCGTCGGTTTCGTCTTTGGCGTCTTCTAGTGCTTGGTCAAAGTCCTCAAAGGTTTCTGGTTCTGCCAAGCCAGAGAGATCGTCAACATTGAACCAAGGTTCTAAGTCGTGATCCTGGGAAAGACGGTGGAGCATTTCACGATCCCAGTCGCTGAGATCAGCGGTTCGATTATCAGCTAGTGCTAGCCCTACTTTTTCGTCTTCTGTAAGCCCTTTACGGCGGATAGCGATGATCTCGTCGCCTTCGCTTTCGATGATGCGAACATTTTGGATGCCTGCTGCTTTAGCGCCTTCTACGGTGCCGTTGCCAGCGAGGATACGGTTGTCTTCGTCGATGACGATAGAGCGTGCAGCGCCGTAGCGTTGCAACGATTCTTTAATGAGTTCAGCGGAGCGGTTAGTGCGCTTGCGGGCGTTTTTATGGTCAGCCTTCAGGTTGTTGATTGATGTCACGCAGAGCAGCGGTAAAGCGTTGCGGCAGCGTAAGGCAGTTTGAGTTACTGGTCAATCATGCCTGCGGCTTGACGTAGCTGGTTAATTTTCGGTTCAACGAGATGGTGGCTAGAGACGGTGCCACATGTTGAGCCGATGCAAACGCGGACGGAGCCATCAGCGAGCGTTTGGCAAGTCGGCTGGACGGAAGGAGCGGCAGATTCGGCCAGAAAGTTCAGGCGGTCTCTGGGGGTCATTGGTCTGGTGGTAGAGGGCTGTGATGTAGTCGTCCCACAGTTTGAGCCAGTGCGCAACGTCTTGGTTGGCGGGGTTACGGCTTGACTTCATTTTGAAGGGAGCAGAGGACAGCGGCTGCAATGCATTCGAGGACTGGGCGCGGTGCGCTGCCTCTAGCAGCCCTACAAGCGGCTGTAACAGCGTTCTGATAGGCGTGCAGGGAGAAGGGCGCGGCAAGGGCTACAGAGGCGCTAGCGGTCACCGTGGGGTCTCCTAGCGCACGCAGGCGGATGAGCTGCCCGCGTTCAATGTTCAGTTCCTTGGCTTGGCGTAGCAGGTGGTCGTTCTCGTCTTGGGTGAGATAAACCTTGACGGGCAGGCGCTTTTCGGTGGTCATGTCAGTAGGGCAGGGCGTTTTCTTCAGCGGGTACAAAGTCGCGTGGGTTGACCACTTCGACCTTGGGGTCAGCGTCATCGACGGGATCGCGTAGCAGGTTGCGGTACATGCCTGGGTTGATGTGACCGGGCGGTGGTGCGTCAAAGTCCTCTAGCACGCACCGCTTGGCATCGATGAGGCGCTGCAGGAGCTTACGGGCACCGACAGCGGTGGAGATTGGCTTGAGTGCCATCAGGAGAATGCCTCCTCGCGCTTGCGCTCCTCATCGGCAAACGGATGCAGGACAAATCTGCCAGGGCTGACGCCTTCGATGGCAGGCTTGTGGGTCATGTACCGACCGAACTCGTCGTAGCGCCCCACGCAGTACGGGTAAGCGTTACGCAGTTGGAACTTATCCAGCTTGCGCTGCGCTTCATCAAAGTCGTCAGCATCAACGGTGCGGAACGCTGGTGCGGTGCCTTCCTTAGCAGCTTTGGGCAGGACGGCAAAAACAAATTGGTTACGGCTTTCTGGGCTGAACAGTTTCATCGGATCACATCGGGGATGTAGTTAGTGGTGTTAAGGGGGCGGTCGTTGACCGTCAGGTAACGCTCGTCGCGTAGCCAGCGGAAGCAATCAGGCAAGGGGCTGACGAACGTGCCCGCTGCGAGGTGCTGATGGCTGATCTCAGTTTCCAATGCTTCGAACAAGCTGGCAACGGTTTCGGTCCGGAGAGTTTTCTGCCACTGCCCAAGGGCTTTGGGCTTGGACTGACTGGCAGCGCGTACAGGGGCTGAAAGGTACGTTTTCCAGAACTGCTCAAAGGCTGGATCGCCTTTGGTTCTACGCCTTGGCACGGGTTGGTCAGACGCTGCTGGAAACTCGTTTTCCAGCTTTACATGGGTTCTTGTTATGGGTTCTTGTTCATGGGTTCTTGTTTGTAGGTCGTTTTCGACCTGGGTAGCTAGGTCGTTTTCGACCTGACCCCTAGGTCGTTTTTGACCTGGGTCGTTTTTGACCTTAGGTCGTTTTCGACCTGGGTGGTCTAGGACGACGTGGTACACGGCACTGGTGCCAGGGCGGCGTTCAACCTCCAGCCAGCCGGTTTCTACAAGTGTGCTCAACGACCGCTGAACAACCTTCCGTGAGATACCAGAACGATCTGAGATTGTTTGCAGTGATGCGTAGCAGCCTTTCGGGGAGTTCCAGCCGAACCTGTGTAACCAGAGATAAACAACAATGGCTTTTGAATCGATGCCAGCGTCCATGAGTTTGTATGGGACGGCAGCAAAAGCCGTGGACTTAACCGCAGCGGTCATGTAAGATCTGCCCGTGATTTGTCTACGCCTTGCAGGGTCCTTCACCCCTGCGGGGCGTTTTTCATTGTGGCAGGGAATCTTGGGTCATGGGCACCTCCAGCTCGATCCGTTGCAGCGCCTGATCTAGGAGCTGATTGACGAAAGATTTCTGTGATTGATAGGTAGGCATGACAGCCTTAGCGCGGCTGAGGATGGCGTCGTCGATGGCGACGTTGGTGGCTTTGCCGATGGGCATAGAGGTTGCGTTATGCGGGTATCCGGCGTAGATTACCCCGAAATCGACCATTGCGCAACATGCTCGCCCCGGTCCAGCACCTTGAGTTCAACGAGGATTTGCACCGCTATCGGTACAAGGGGCGCTGGCTGCCGTTCAGCGTGTCAAAGGTTGCCAACCGCACCACGCCGGAACAGGAGGCGCAGTTTGAGCGAACCAAGCACATTTGGGCGCCACGCGGCACGACCATTCATTCCTTCTGTGAAGCAATGCTGCTAGGCGAGGAGCTGCAGGAGACTGATTACACGGCATGGACCGATGAGTTGCAGGAGTGCTGGCTGCTGCGTGACTCTGATGCACTGGCTGTTGAGTACAGGCTGTGCGATGCCCGCAAGGGCGTTGGCGGCAGCTTTGACTTCCTGCTGCGGACATCCAACGGCAAGGTCGTACTGGGTGACCTGAAGACGGTTGGCAGCAACTCAGGCGTATCGCAACGCAAGCCAGCCACAGCTCAGCTTGGGGGCTACCTTGCCATGCTGATCGACCATCACCCGATGGTGACGGTGGACTGGTGTTACACGGTGGTGGTCGGTCCTGGGCGCTGCAGGGTAATTCAGAGTGAGCCTGACGAGTGCTTAGGTGCCTGGGTGGATGCTTGGGATGTGTTCAAGCAAGAGGTCTGCCCGTTCTGAGTCGCCGTACCGCGTGACAGTTTTTATGGTGTCACGGGTTGAAATAGGTTGCATCTCCACCTGATCCATGGCATCCTTTGTTTGTCGGGGATGCCCGGCTACCACCAACCACCTGCACAACCCCAATGATCAACCGCATTAACAATGCAATTTGCCTTGTGGTGGTTGCAGCAGTCGTTGCCATGATCGGCATCGAGGCTGCTAACCAGCCCGGCATGACCCACAGCGGCACTCAGTTAGAGATTCGCCGCTGATGTCTGACAGAATCGCCCGCAACTTCGCGCAGTTTGACCGCGAGAACCCAAGTGTC